GTCCGATAACGCAGTGACTGCATCTGAGGGGGCAATGAAGACTCAGTGGTGTCGAGCGCCACGACTTTTACGAGCAGTGTGGCCACGTGATCCAGCACGAGTGGGGGGAGTCGCTTCCCCTCCGCTTTCATGTACGTGCGCAGTTTCGCGTAGGCATCACGGCGCGCGTAGGTTTTCAAACAATAAGCCTGCGCCAGCGCTTGTGAGTAGATTGTCGCGTCCATCCAACGAACGGGCAACTCGCGGCCAAAGGTAGGAATGACGACAAGCCCCGGCGACTCCAGAATGTCTTCCATCGGCGTCAGGAAGCGCCCTCGGACAGCTGTGATGAGATGGTTGCTCCCGACGCTGGCAGTGCGTTCGAAAGTCCAAACCTGATCCCCGACAGTCAGGTGACTGATCTCCAGATACACACAACTGGCGATTGGCTGCGTGTAGTGGTCGCTCTGGTCATTCTCCAGAATGTGCGAGACGTTCTTGCCGTCAGCACTGAACTCCAGAGCGTAGTGCGCATGCGCAGATTCGCTTCTGTACTTGGCCTCGTACGCAATGTTGCAGGGGAAAAGCCAGCGATCGACGTTCTCGTACTTCGCCAGGAGGCCGGCCGTTTCTTCCAGCGACATGGATTGGAGCGTCTCATCCAGGAGCGCTATCTTGTCAGTAATCGAGACGGGCAGGGAGGCCATCACGCCGTACCGGTTGAGGTCCTTGGGGGACACACTCATCTGGTGATACGTTAGGCGCTGCCCGGTCACACGCGCGAGAGTTGTCACCTTTCCCGTCTTGGTCTGCAACACGGTACATGGTCCCGTGATGGCCGCAGCTGCATCCCGCAACAGGATGTGGTTCGCGCAAGCACGGCTGAAGGCGTGCTTGTGCGGTGTGTCCGAGATGGCCACGTGTTCGAGCCCATAAGCATCGAACCATTTCGCCTGCTCGTCAGTGAGCGCCCACTTGCAAATGTCCGCTGCATTCTTCTGCTCCTGATTGAACTGCTGGATATACCCGGTTAGTACATTCTGGTGGTGGGCAGTTCCAGCCAGAGTCTTGTACGTGCCCACACTGCCGATAGTGAGCCCGCAATCAAACCAATAATGCCGATGAGCCTTCCTGAAACCTGCGAGTGGGTCGGGGTAGAAGCGGCTCCACTTGCCGGCCTGGGCGTTAACGGGCTCTACATGGAAGCGGCCAGCAGCACTATAGCGGCCATACAGCTCCACGGGCCGAGACTCGCGATCAAGCTGAAGCTCGCGTAAGAAAGCACAGACATGAGGGGCCCGGCCAAGAGCGGTTGCTGTAGCCATTTCTCGATCCGGCGCAAAGTACCCGAGATAGCAGTAGCCATCGGCGAAGGCAGTGGACGCTGTGTAGACCGTTGGTCGGACGACGAAAGCGTCCGCATAACCTTCCACTTGATGCGCACCGACCAGGACGTCAGCCACGACGCGA